TTGTAATTCAAAGCATAAGTTTCAGATGCACTTGCATTTAACTCAGAGGTAGCTGAAGCATTCTTACTAGACAAAGCAGATGCAGCACTAGCAGCAGCACTTTGAGCAGAAGTATCAGCCTCACTAGCCTTAGTAATTGCTGTACTAGCATAGCTCTGTGAAGTAGCAGCACTAGAAGCCGCTTGAGAAGCACTCAATGCAGCATTCTGGGAAGCTGTTTGTGCTGTTGCATCATAGAACTGCCAACCAGTAGATGTATAAACTTTTAGTTTGTTTGCTACTGTGTTAAAGTATTCAGCACCAATCATTACTGGGTCACCGTTACCGTCCAATGTAGGATCGGCATTCAGTTCACCAAGGTATGTACTTCTGAAAGAAGCCAAGCTAGCATCCGCACCAGCTTTAGCTGCAGCAGCATCAGCGGCACTTTGAGCGGCCTCAGCGGCTTTAGTTGTGGCTATGGTTGCTTGAGCAGTTGAAATACCAGCTTGTGTTGTAGCAATTCCTGCCTGAGTAGTAGCAATTCCAGCTTGTGTAGTTGAAATAGTTGCTTGATTAGTTGCAGTAGTTGCTGAGGCGCTTGCTTCATTAGCTTTAGTAGTTGAAATACCAGCCTGTGTTGTAGCAGTAGTAGCACTAGATGCTGCTGAAGCTGCATTTGCAGAAGACTCAGAAGCCTTAGTTGTAGAGATACCTGCTTGAGCAGTTGAGATAACCGCTTGAGCTGTGGCTGTAGTGGCGCTTGCCAAAGCAGCAGCCTCAGAAGCATCAGCATCAAAGGCACTATTAGCGGCATTTGTAGCACTAGTAGCAGCAGCACTTGCAGAATTAGTTGCAGAGGTAGCCTGAGTAGTAGCTATGTTAGCTTGATTTGTAGCCGTTGTAGCAGAGGCTTGAGCTGAATTTTTAGATGCTAAAGCACTGGCTTCGTAACCAGCAGCAGCAACTTCACTATCGCTAGCATTAGCGGCAGACAATTGAGCGTCTGTTGCACTATCTTCAGCGTTATCAGCATAGGTACTAGATTGAGCAGCACTTGCCGCAGAATTAGTAGCTGAAGTAGCTGAAGCAGTAGCTTGATTAGTTGCTGTAGTAGCACTTGCAGAGGCAGCATTAGCGCTTGCTGAGGAAGCACCTGCACTAACACTTGAAGCAGTGGCTGAATTAGCCGCAGCAGTAGCACTAGCAGCAGCTTGATCTCTCTTCAATGTGATGCTTGTTAGCTCATCAGAGAACTGTTGTGCAGTTCCTGTGTATCCGTTTTGGACAGCAATCTCGTATGCACTGTAACCTTGTGCACCTTGACCGCCAGTACGAGACAGTGAAAGAATATATTCTACTGTCTGTACATTAATAATGTTCTCTTGGGTGGTTAAACCTAGGGTTGCCATATTAAACCTCCGTTGGAGAGTATCTTACTTCGACCAAACCTCGAAATGGTTTCCACACTTGTTGACGTGAACCTATACCTGTGTCTCTGATTTCCATATCAATGAATCCATATACAGGTTTGTTAGGTGTAGGTTGTACTGACCATCCTGTGATCAATGTCTCTGGGATGACCATAATAAATTGGTTATTTGTATCCGATGTATCCAATAGTGGAATGTTAACAGTTACTCCACCAGGGCGTACTGTTTCAGGAATTGAACCTGTGCCATCGTTGTTAGCTTCGACTACTTTACTAAAGATCTCATAGTCAGAGATATTAGTTAGCCAAGCGAGTGTTAAATTAAGGTGAATCTGTTCGCCCTTAATAATTGATACTAGAACTGCACCGTCATCAGATATCAAATCCTTTGATGCAGACGTAATTTTACTTCTTGCCATTTTGTTTCCTCTCTCGATCCTCAGATGGAGCTAAGGTTAATTAATTGGATAAATTAAACTTTTGTTTCTTTTTATCCATCCTTGTTTTATTAGGATTCTATTGAATGAATCACTATTATCTAAATCACTTGACGTTATGACTAAATCTGTATTTTTTTCTTTAGCTGTTTCAACCATTGCTTCATGAACTAGGATTAAAGCTTTTGCTGCTTTATATCCTGATAAACTACAATGATAATAAAGTTGATATAATGCTGTTTGTCTAGAATGGAGGTAAGGTCTAATAACTTTAGCTGCAATCCAGCCTACTACTTTAGAGTCATCTTTAACTACTCTAAAAAAGTCACCTCTTCTAGCTAATGTAAATAAGTTTGCTTTACATAAATCTTCATCTATTGAGACTTCTACAGACTCATACTCAGAAAAATAATCTATTGATAATTTGAAGCATTCATTTAATTCTTCTGATGTTTTTACTTTTTCTATTTCTATCATAATATAATACCTAGGGGAGCCTAGGATCTCTCTTTAGCGTCCCCTGGTAAATGTAATAAATTGTTATCTTTCGATCTGTCCACTCTCATCCAGAATTACTAGAGGACCATTTACATATGTTTGTCTAACAACACCTGCACTTGTTTCTGCTCTAGCACTAATTCTCATTGTAGTTTGGAAATCACCTGGATTTGCTGGACTATAGTAATAGCCTTGGTTTGCACCAATGGGTAATTCTGGACTACCAGCAACAAATACATTGTTTCCTATCCCATATACCCCTGCATTTACCTGAATACGTACATATAAACCCGCAGTTATAGGTCCATCAAAACTAATTGTAGCTAACTTAGTTTCTCCTGGAGCTAAAGGTACTGTATCATAAGTTACAGAGCTAACTAGAGGTTGTGTTGAAACAGTATAAGCTTGAACATCAAAAGTAAATGATAATCCTGCAACAGCTATAGTAACTGATTGAGCCGCAACTGTACTAGTTGGAACCGAAGCAGTAACTGTAAAGTATGTATCTACTGTACCATTTCCAGAAATAACTGAACTTGAAGGGCTAATAGTAACTCGACTTGCGCCAGCGCCAGATTTTGAAGGTGTTAGCGTAACTCCATTAGCATTAGTTGATCTTACATAAAACTGAGGTCCTGCACCATTAGCTAGACTTGACCAAGTATTATAAAGAGTATAAGCAGGAGCTACATAACCACAACTTGTACTATTATACTCTACAACTTGAGCATAAACTCCACCACTACCATCATTATAATTTTGATACAGTGTAGTACCAGAACAATACTGTCCGCCATTTGTTGTACCAGCAGCAGGTGCTGTAACTATAAAGGATACAGAAAGTTGTGCACTATCTCCAAAACTATTTGTAGCATAAACAACAAAATTATATGTTCCTGCAGAAGTAGGTGTACCGCTTAAAATATAACTAGAATAGTAATCCCCATAAGGATTGGTAGACTTAGTTAATGTTGTTCCAGGAGGTAAAGATCCAGAATAACTCCAGAGAGAAGGTTGTGCTGTACCCCCAGTATTATGGAAAAAACTAGTTGAAAAAGCAGTATTTATTTCAGCAGTTGTACTACCATATGTACTAATACTTGTAATATTTTTGGAGGTGTCATTAATAGCAACTACCACAGAAGCCTGTCCATTATCCAGTGATAAAGTAAAATATTCAGTGCCTTCTGTAAAATTATCATTAGTAAGAGTAAATGTTCTTGTACCCCCATTAGAAAAGCTTCCTGTTAAAACACTGCTAATTTCTACTGCAGTAACACCAGTTATAGTATAGGGAAAACTTCCACTTTGATTAGTGGTAAACGTAACGGTAAAACTAGAGCCTTCATCAATACTTGTTTGTGTAGCTGATAAGCTATATGTAGGAACAACATAGCCGCAAGTAGGGCTGTTATATGTATTATCTGTATAAATACCACCCATCCCATCAGCGTAATCTTGTGAAAGAGTGTAGGGAGCTACTCCATAGTTTTGGCAATAAGGTCCGCCAATAGGTGTTCCAGCAGCCAAAACATTTTTGACTACAACGCTAGTCGTAGCAACTAATGCACCATTATATCCTCCAGTAGTACCTGTACCAGGGACTTTAATAGCTAAATTAACGGTTGTATCAGCAGGTACAGGGCCTACTGTCCAGAATAATCCAGTAGTATAATTATTACTATTTATGTATACGCTTGCAGTGTTACAAGTAACATTAGAATTATCAGATACAAAAGTAAATGTTGCACCTAAAGCATTTTGTATATTTATAGTTGTAGATTGGGTTGAATTCTCAGGCCAATTAGTACCTACTACTACAATAGAATAAATGGGAGTAGGGTTAGTACTAGTATCATTTATTGTAACACTTCCACTATCATAATTTTGTCCATCTACATTAGCTCTTAAAACAAATGTCTCTGGGCCTTCTGTAAAAGAATCTGCTGCAATAGAATAGCTTACACTAACAGTTCCAGCATTATTATTATTAGCAGTAGTAAAAGAAGTCGTATTAAGTGTAATATCAGAACTATTTACATTAGTTCCAGGCACAACTGAAAAGGTTATTGATTTTGAGGGAGCATTGTTATAATTAAATATTAATGAACCTGTTGATCCTTCATTAATACTAGATGGGGTTGCCCAACTGTATCCTGGGCTTAAACTAGTATCATTAATTACTACATTAACTTCGGTGTTAAGACCATTTAAGCTTAATTTAAAAGTCTCAGTACCTTCTGTAGTAACATCATTTTTGATAATGAAAGTAGCATTAGCAGTATTAGACTGCACAATAAAATTACCTGTTAATCCACCACTAACTAAGTCAGCAGTATTTATACCCGTAATAGTCCAAGGTACACTTGTATTATCGTTAACTAGTGTAGTAGTCAAAGTAATAGTTATTATGGTACCCTCATTAACAGTCAAGTAATCTGAGCTAAGTGAATAAGTAGGGTTTGCTCCACCTCCACCGCCACCTCCAGGGGACTGATAAAAATCGGCATCTGCAGAAATAACACTTAAATCACCTACATTTCCTGCAAAGAATGATGCAAATATAGTCCCAATTGGTGGTTGGCCGTCTACATAGGAAGTAGATATAGTTCTTGTGTCAATATATTGACCTCTACGTCTGTAGCTAGTATCGAATACTTTTTCAAAGGAATAACCAAATCCATTATCACCAGCAAATAAAACAGCTGATTTAGGTAATAAATATATTGGGTTTGTAGGTACTGGTAAATACAGGCTAGTTGTTGTTTCACTTCCAGGAATATCAAAACTATCAGTTATACTATAAGGTACAAGTTGAACAAAACTACTATCAAATGTTTTAACATTAGATGCATTATACATCCTTAAAGCTGGCCCTGTGGATGTCATTGCATTTAAAGCTTGTGCATTAACTGCAAAAATATAAGCAGTAGGCAATGTATAAGATATGGGAGAACCTTCTGAATTTGCATAGACAGAACAAGTGATATTCCTAGAAATACTAATTGTAGAGTCAGAAAAATTATACCATATATCTTTAAATGGTTCACCAGGAGGTAGTGTGTCTGGAAGCATCCACATAATAATATAAGAGGCACCAGTAAGCACTGAGAAAGTATTAGTGGAGTAGTCTCTACGTATATATCCTGGATGTGCCTGAGCATAACTAGGTCCTGGTTCTACAAAGGTAGGTGTAGGATTAAACTCTAATTTTTGTACAAATGTTGGGTTAACTAATTCACTGTCTACAAGCAGCTCAGAATCATCATTAAAAACCCTAAGGCCGTATGTCATAAATCACCTCACTTAACAAAAACATATAATACACTAACACTATAATTGAAATCAGGATTAGTTATTCCATAATCTGAAATTCTATATAACTGCCTACTCCATCTAATATAAGGAATACTATTTTCAACTCCAACTATCCAATCATGCGGACCTGGACCTAATTGAATAGGTCTCAAAGTCCTACCTGTATATTCAGGAAAGTCTACAAAATACATAGTACCCTCTGGTAAATTTGGATAGATATAATTTGGAATGCTTCTCGTAGCTCCAGTTCCAATATTATCTAAATAAAGAGTTCTTCCATATACTGCACTTTTATTAGAGTTTTGTAGTACTAATGTTGTACCATCCTCTTTATACGTCTTTAAACCATATGTAGCCATTTTATAATAATCCTAATTTAACTCTTAATTTACTATCATTCCAAATTTCAACACCAGTTATAGTAATTAACACACCATTTGTAGTACTTGCTCCAGTACCAACTTTAATTGTATCTGTAACTGTTAAATTACCTGTATTAGTTGTAATAGCAGACAAACTACCAACCTTTAAAGAGCTAAGGTAAGGTATCCCTTGCCATGTAGTTGAATTTACACCTGTAGCAGGATTATATATTCCATCTACCTGATATAAGGATTGTCCAGCAGTTAAACTAGCAGGCGCTGTAGATGTCCATGTTATTCCAGGAAACCAAGAGCCAGCTGTAGGCAGATTATCTCCAGATACTGTAACACTACTCGGTGATGAACTTGGCGTGGTTGTAACAACAGCATAAGCTACTCTTGCACTAGCACCTTGTGGTCCAGGAGTTGTAGATGGAGCACCAGGATCTCCTTTAATCTTGGCCCATATGTAGTCACTTGGTGTAGTTGAGTCTGCAACAGTACTATTTGTTAAAGTACCAATATAGTCACCTACAGTTTCACCACCATTAGCAGTGAAAGTACTACCTCCATCATTACTATACTTAATGTGAATATAGCTAGAGATTCCTGGATCTCCATCATCATACTCTACACCCTTTTCAGGAACAAATTTAACACCAGCAGCATAAGTATAAGTTGTAGCACCATCTGCTTTAGTTCCAGTTCTAATGTATAAATCTCCAGCAAGTGGACTATCATGCCAATCAGAGTTGTTACTTGAATATTGAACTTTAACACTGGTGCCATTAATACCATCAAAATAGTCTACGCCTTTTACTGGAGTAGTACCATTAATAGCATAATAACTTTCTGCTATAATACTCGCAGTTGTCCAGTTAATTGTCGTGGTTAGATTTGCAGACGAGTCCGAGAGAGTAACTAAAGCCACCCAAAGCGTTTGACCGTTTAATCCTGAAGTAGATACTGGAGGAGTTAAACCCCAACCATTAGGACCTGAGTAACTAAAATTACCTGCAGGAGGTGTTGGAGACCAAGTATAAACAGATGTACCTGAAGGTCCAGTAGGAATAGTTAATGCTGTTTTATAAAGTTTTACTTGTGCTGTATTTAAACCATTAATACCATTTTGACTAGCAGCAGATACTCCAACACCTGTTGTCCAATCTACGGTTGTATCTGTAGCAGTAGCTGCAGCATTAATTGTTTTAGTTGCAAGCCAAAGCTTCAATAATGGAGTACCTGGATTAGTAGGTACTGCAACTTGCCAATCGTTAGCACCTGTATAAGTTGCATTAGATGCAGTAGACCAAGTATATGTACTTTGTCCACTTGGAGCTGAAGGCTGAGTAGTAGACCACTGATACAATGAGATAGTTACTGATTTGCTACCTGTTAATCCTGCCTTACTTTTTGAAAGAGAATATACCTTGTCGATTGTAACACCACCGTAAACCGCCCTTAAAGTAGCAGTTCCAGTATCAGCGCTCATTGCAGAGATTGTATATATACCTGTTTCAGCAATAGTAATAGTTAAACCTGTTGAGGAATTTACAGAGTATACAACTGCAGCATCCCCTGTTTTATCTGTAATACCATCAAATACTTTAAATGTACCGCCTGTATTAGCAAAGCTTGCAACTACTCCCGAAGTATCCGCAGCAACTGTAGCTGACTCATTTGTCAATAATCCAGTTATTGAAGGTGCTCCCGCATTAGATTTAGATATACTAACTTCTTTATACAATACAAGTGTACCAATAGTTGCACTTACTACTATTTTAGCAAATTGTGAAGCTACTGCAGTTATTGTAATAACATTATTAGCTATTGTTGCAGTACAACCTGTTGCTGTGATTGCGTAGGTAACCCCTGTGGTAAGTACAGTATCACCTTTTGTAACCGTAATTGTTACTGTTTTTGGTAATTGTCCAGCATTAGGGGTACCCAATTTATCGCATGTCAAACTAATAGAATCATTAGATAATGACATTAGATAAACAGAAGAAACAGCAGGAGTTAATGTAATTAGTCCTGTAGTTGTTATCTCAGAAAGTTTACCTTGTTTTGTAAGAGTACGAACACCAAACATTGCTGATGTAAGAGTCAAAGCAGGTAATGTAAATTGAGACTCACTAGATCGTCCAAGCTCTGTCCAGAGGATAGTACCATCAGACAAAACATTTCCTGGCTTGTACATGTAAATAATAAAGGAAGCAAACTCAGGAGATGAGCTATCATCCCATTCTAATGAACCTACTGAACTTAAAATATTAACTGATTCAGCTGTAAATACAAGATTACGTGGTTGATCCACTGTAAAATTGTAGATGTTTGCTGGCTTTAAATATTCATCATCTTTTACATTCCAAGCTAGTTGTGTATAGTCAAACCTTGTGGCTGTAACTTCACATGTAGATTCTTCAGACACTTTAACTTGATTTACTCGTAAATACAAAGGTGTTGATTCACCTAGTTTAAGAGTTTTGCTATTCAGTCTAATAAAGTCGCCTGGCTCTAAGAAATTGTTCTTAATAATATATTTAAATGTAATACCGAAAGCTGTTCTACTTGTTCTTACAAGTTCTTCTGCTTTAGCTAATGCATGATAGTAATCTGTCACGCCTTCTGCAAACAAGTCTGTTTCGAATTCAAGACCACCGTCTTCAGTCTTCATAGAGTCATACACAGCAGATGTTGTTGTTGTGCTTATGAAGTCAGTATATGCATCACTCTTAGTTGTCCATACAATAAAATTGTTTAAACTTAGTTTAGCAGCAACACCCTTTTCTCCACCTGTATCTCCACCAACTACTTGCACAGAATAAATTGTGTCAGCAGTTAAAGATACAGCTGCTGTCTTTACCGTTCCAAGATTACCTTGTACTCCAGTAGAAAGAACAAGTGCATTATTCGAAGCATTACGTATTGTAATTGCAATTGTATCATCACCCGTATATTGTAGTGTGTAACTACCAGTTTCTTTTACAACAAATTTATAATTTAAAGTTGTAGAACTTGTACTACCTGACCATACAGCGTAACTATTTAATAATTTACCACCATCAGTATTTGTTTCAAAATTACCTTTTACTGGGTATTTAAAACCACCTACACCTCGTAAAGAAGTACCTGCAGTCTTAGGTGGCCATGATACTGTATCTTCTTTAAAGTTTTCTGATTCATTATGGAATCTAACTGTGCAGTGATTTAATCTCTCACTTGAACTAGGCCAATTAATTTGTATATCATCATCAAGCACTAAATCATCATCTGTTAGTGTAGTTGCTACTACAATTGCAGAGTTGTTAGCTGGGTACTGAAGATTAAGTTTATACTTACCACCAGACCATACTAGCCTGGCATCTCCCATTGTAGATAAAATACTCTCTACGTTTTCACGTACAGGTTTTTCGGTATCAACAATAATATTACATTCATACAAAGGTAATGTACGTGTAGATACTGATCTTGAATTATCAGTAGTTTGCCAGATCTTCCCACCAACCAATGCATTACTTTGAACTGTTGTATCACAAATAATAGAGGCATCATAAAATGATTTTAAGTCTAATTTTGTAATTGGTAATGCTTTACCTGAAACATTATCTGTTAAATAATCTAGCAAACATAATGCAGGATTGTTAGAATAAGTACGTGTAGAACTTAATGCGTATGTGTAGTTAGGCGCACTACCAGAACGTACTATCGTTTTTACTTTGCGACCTTCAATAAAGAATTGTGTTAAAGGTACACCATTAAATTGTGGTTGATCTCTATTAAGCTTAATTACAACAGATGCATAAGCTAAACCAACCTCATCTTTCTTAACTGTAAATTTAGAGTCTCGTCTTTCGCTAAAATTAGCAGTCATTACACTGTCAGCAATTGGTGTTGCTCCATAGTGTAAATCAATTCTAACACCAGACTTTAAATCATTTCTTGTCTGAATATTAGAAACCCAATTCTCTCCATCAGCATAACCTGAGTCGTAGGTTACTAGGTTTGAGTTATTAATATCAGAATCATTTAGATATCTTGATTCTTCAAATGCAACATCATATACTGCATTAATTGGACCTTGACATAAGGCTTGCTGGAAGAAAAGGTATTCATTTTTCTCACCTGTAAGGTTACCATTAAAACCTTCTGTTACAAATGCTTTATCAGAGTTAGGTGCAACATAATTAAAATTATTAGCAATGTTATGGTATACACGCACACCACCAACTTTTGCTCTTCCATATACTAATGGTAAATGAACTGCCTCACCTTCGACAACTATCTCAAAACCTTTTCTAGCCTCTGCAGCCGCAGCTGCCGCTTTCTTCATCTTTCTTGCTTGAGAGATTTGATAAGCAATAGATGCAACGGTTATGATAGTGCTCAATGACACTAGATAACCAAAAATAGCAACTTCTATTCCCATTATACTTTCCCCCATTTAAGTTGTAATTGACCCGAGCCTTCATATATCTGATCACAAGAAGTATCAGAAGGGTCTCTACTACGCATTGAATCTTTTGTAGTGTAGAGTGGTCTTCTAAAATCTAGATCTCCCATTGGGCTAGAACAAGTTACATTTAAAATTGCATTACCAATTTCACCAGTATTAATATTGTAACTTGTACCATCCACTGTACCACTATAAACTAAAATTGTATCATTAATATTTAACTCTGGTAACTTAGTTGTTGGATTTACGAATCCCAATCTAACTTCAACTGTCTTGCCTACAAGACCTGCATCTGCGGCAGGGCCATTTGTAAAGTCAGGATCTGCAAAACTAATTTTATAAATCTCTCGATCTACTACACTAGACAATTGTGGTGGATCTACTGAAATTAGTTTTCCATCACTTTGATATGTTATACCATTGCTGAGTGTTATGTTCCTAAAAAAGGAAGTAGTCCTATACAATCCACTCTGAAGGTCTACTAAGTAGAACCCTTCAATAGTTGGATTAGATAAGATCTGAATTACAGTTGAACTAAACTCTATCATAATTTCTCCACTAATCTTACTTTACCAGTATCCATTAAGATACCATCACTATAAACCATACCAGATACTACATCAGTATCATATAAACATTGCATTTGTACATCATCTCCATAAGTCATAGTGCCTGTTGCACTTAAAGTCAGTGGAGGAAATACACTAATTGTATTACTAACATTTGTAACAAAACTTACATTTGTTGTTGTCATATAAACTTTTGAATGATTTGAAAATCTTACAAATGTACCCTTGGGAATAAGACCAGTTAAACCAGATATTGTAACCTGACTAGCACCAGCAACTCCTGTTGCGGTAGCTACTCCAGTAGCAGTTCTTGCCTTTACAACTCCATGATTTTGTGGTACAATTACTGTCACTGTTTCAGAATAACCCTTAGTCACTAAATTAACCATTAGGTCTTGCGCATCAGTCATAAGAGGCTCAAGGCCAGCGTCGATTTCCCAACGTTGAGCACTCCTACGGCTAATGAATCGCTTTAGTGATAGGGTATCTGAAACGAAGACTGGCTGATTGCTTCTGAGAGTCAGCGGTGCTGTAAACTTTGCAATCACCTCTCCATTTTCATAGATACCATACATAATTTTACCTTAATCCTTTCTCTCTATTGTGGGAGTTAACCCCCTCAGCAATAGATGGGAGCATTCTATAAATTTCCGATTTTGTTTGACGACTAATATCGCCTGTAATATTTACGTTAACTACTTGTTGACTTTGATTGCTCATAGCAGCAGCTACTCGAGATTGTTGAGCTTCATTAAGAATAATTTCTCCAGCATGTGCAAGTACAGGTGTACCATTTGAACCGTTGTTAGGGATAACTCCACCATCAGCAAATCCAGGCATTCCTAGTAGAGCAGCAATATTGCCACCTCCACTAGCACCACCAAATAATCCACCAAGCCAGCCAAGACCTTTGCTGAACATGTCACCGATACCATTGAATAACCCAGTAACTGGACTACTATTAGAACCAGAGACAGATTTAAAGATGCTATCAGTACCAGGCACAACAACAACTGGAATTGGGGCTTTAGGTTTAACACTAAGCAAGTCTAATAGTCCATCAGGCTTAGTTGCTTCTAATGCTGGTGCAGCAGCTTGTGGTAAAAGTTTATTAAACAATCCACCAGTTAATTCTCCAACTTGTGAAGTGCCACCAAAAATATTTCCAAAGAAATCACCGCTAAACACAGTGTCTGTTAAACGGCTAGCAAAAGAGTCTACTACTTTTCCAGTAAATGAATCTGCTATTAATGTACCGAATTCTTTTCCTGTAATTTTGCCTTTAAGTGTATCTGACAATCCTGATTTAAAATCACCTGTAAAAGAACGAGCTAAATCTGTACCTAACTGTTTAGATGCAGGAGATGCAAATGGAGCTGGTGCTTTCGGGTCTCTTGTTTCAGGAGACAATAAGTTTAATCTTTCACGGATTAAACCAGATACTTGTTTAACAAAGTCTTCTGCCAAAATCTTTTTAGCAGGATCATCTTGAGCAGAAACTAATGCACTTGTTATTTGAGCTTGAAGGCTATTCAAAGTAGAAAGAACATCTAAGTTCTTTAAAATATTTACTTTTAACTGCTGATCAAATAATGGATTCTTAGCTGCATCAACACCTAGGCCATCTACAATTAACTTTTTAATTCTATCAAAAGTTGCTTGATCTACACCACCAGCACCATCTGTAGTAAATTGTTGATTGTTACCTTGTGCTCTAGCTGTCTTAATATCTGTTGCAAGTTTATTCAAATCACCAGATAATGGTTTAATTTTCTGGGATAACTCATCTACACCAACTGTACTAACAGCAAGCCTGATAGCCCAATTATCAACAGTATCTAATGATTTCTTAAATGCAACTGCAAGTTCTTCAGAATTGTCTGCAAGATCTTTATTTTCAGATTTAAGTTTTACAAGAATGTTAAAGAATTCTTCTAGATCAACATTAATCTTTTTACCACCAACAGTTAATGATTGTCTGCTTTGTGTAGGATTAATTTGTGATAATGTAGAACCAATTGGACTAGAGGTGCCATTAGCAAATCCAGGCATCCCTTTATTAATGCTTTGCAATAAAGGTAAATGTTTAGCCGTAGCTTTAGCGTTAATTACAAACTCACCATTTGAAAGATTAGCTAAAATGGAATCTGATCTACCTGTGCCTGGACCTGATACTTTTCCACCATCAGCAAACTGTTTAGTGAATAATACCTTAAATCCATCTTTCTTGATTCTACCTTTTAATTTACCACCAAACAAATCAAGATTAACGCCATCTAATGCACCTTTAGTGACCGCTTCAGATGTTGTAAGTACTGAGTCATTTTCATTTTGGAAATAGGCTCCAATATTAGACTTAACATTTTCTGAAAGACGTCTCGTTAGTTCTCTTCTCATTTCCTTAGAACTAAGTAATAACTTTTCGTCTTCACTTAATTGTTTAGTAAATGTTTGATTCTTAATAAACGATGCACCATCAAATCTGCCAATATCTAAACCTGAATTCTCAATAGTTGGAGCCTTAATAAAGTTAATAGGCTCTTCTGTTCCATCTGCATAAGCAGGTAATCCAAGCAACCTTCCAATAAGTGTTCTAGCTACACGTTTCTTAGCAGCAGGATCATTATTATTAGCATTGATTGTATCCTCTAACTCTTTTTCTTTTGATTCATCTATGCCATCGGCTATATTTAGACGAGGGGCCTTAAACATCTCTAATATTTCAGCGAGAGTTGTATTTTTCTCTCTAACAGCCAATACAGGTGGTGCTATTTGTTTGACCATTGCTGATCTTATTAAGCTTGCCTCTGCTTGTCTACGGCTTACATATTTAGTTTTAGCATTCTCAAATTTCTCTGCTGCTTTGTCATAGTTACCTGCGGATGCATCTCTAGCAGCAAGCATCAACCAATCTTTAGTAAATAAAGACCCATATTGATATTTAGCGGAGGTAAATGCAGTTCTTACTTCTTTAGGCAGCTTATCAAATTCTATTCCAGGAGTCTGGGCAATTGTATTAAACTCTTTTGCTGTTTGATTAGCAAACAAAGGAATAACTTTGGAGTCAATAAGCTCTGCCTCTGCACTAGAGATACTTAAAGGTTTTCTCTTTAATGCTCTTTGTGCATCAAACCTTTTCTTACCTAAATAAGGTTTTAGTTTATCAATTAGATTCTCGGGTAAACCTAAATTCTTTAGATAACCTACATCTTTAGATCCAAGGTCAAGACCAGAAGCGATAGTAACGCCTGTATT